GAATATTTTTTAGATCATTATGGTGAGCTTACATTTAAAATGGATCACGAACCTACAATCCATAGTTTTTACGGAGTTGCATTACCTGTAACACAAAATGACATTGAATTTTTAGAAAGACGCAATATTAAAGTTCAATTTTTAAAAAGACAATTAGGTGATAAATATGTATTATCTAATTTAACAACAATTCACAACAGAGGAGAGAAGCATGGCATCAGTAAATAAAGTTATCGTATTAGGCAATCTTGGTAAAGACCCTGATTTAAGACATTTACCAAATGGTGACGCAGTTTGTAATTTTAGTTTAGCTACAACTGAATCATGGAAAGATAAAGAAGGCAACAAGCAAGACAAAACAGAATGGCACAATATTGTTATATTTAGAAAGCTTGCAGAGATAGCAGGCGAGTATTTAAAGAAAGGCCGCCCTGTATATATTGAAGGAAGACTTCAAACTCGTAAATGGCAAGACAAAGAAGGAAAGGATCGTTACACAACGGAAATCGTTGCAGACCAAATGCAAATGTTAGGCAGTCGTGAAGAAGCTAAAGAAGTTTCTAAAACACCTGCACCAGCTAACTTTGATGATATGGAATCTGACATTCCTTTTTAAACTATGCAAGATGATTTTGACAGAGCCAGCGATTTAGAACAACACGATAGGGATGAAGCTATTAAAAATATTAGAGCGCATCAAAAACCTATTGAATCAAATGGCTCTTGTCTAAATTGTCAATCACCTTCTATTAAACGCTTTTGCGATATAGATTGTCGCAATGATTACGAGAAACGACACCATGAGAACAGATTACTTACCTAAAGTTATTAGACTTGTAGGAAAGCTGCAAGCCGACACAGCAATAAACGCAATACAAAATGCACCAATAGATATTGAACGGCCACTTGAAGTTATTATTCGTGAAGAACAAAAGGGCAGATCATTAAGCGCTAATGCTTTAATGTGGGCTGGGCCATTAAACGACATAGCTAGTCAAGCATGGGTTCATGGCAGACAATATTCAGCTTTGATATGGCACGAATACTTTAAAGAAAAATTCTTACCTGACTTTCCTGATCCTAAACAAGTTAAAGAAGGCTATAAGAAATACGAAGAAACTCCTGACGGCAGACGAGTGCTTATTGGATCAACTCAAAAACTAACCAAACATGGATTTAGTTTATACATGGAACAAATATACGCCTATGGTTCAGAATTGGGAGTAAGATTTAGTGAAATCGATCAAGCAAAAGAAATGTAAAATATGTAAAGCATACTTTACACCTCAAAGACCACTTCAGTTAGTGTGCCAATGGAAGTGTGCGATTGATTTTGCAAAAGATACAAAAATTAAAACTGTTAAAAAAGAAGTAAAAGAAGCCAAGTTAAAACTAAAAAGCCGATCCGATTGGTTAAAAGACACACAAGTAGTATTCAATAAATATATTAGGTTAAGGGATCAAGATGACGGTTGTATTAGTTGTGGGTCAAAGAGTGCCTACGCATATCATGCAGGCCATTACAGAAGCATTGGAAGTGCAGGACACCTTCGATTTAACGAGCTTAACTGTCACAGACAATGCAGCGCCTGTAACACCCATTTATCTGGTAACCTCATCCGATACAGACACGGACTTATTAGAAAAATTGGAATACACGCTGTTGAAGCACTCGAATCTAATAACGACACAATAAAGATTGGTATAGAACAAATAAAGATACTCAAAGCTCATTTTTCTGCTAAAATAAAAGCTCACGAGTCTAAATAGCTTGTGAAAATTTAGCTAAATTTAAGATTAAAATAAGGAACTTATCATGGGTATGAAAGATGCAGAAAAATATACACCAAATGCATCAGGTGAGAAAATGCCTAAAGGCGTTCTAGCTTCTGATATGTCAGGTGAAAGAAAAGAATCAGTAAAAGGTGGCGTTGGTATGGGTAAGATGGATGCTACAGGTGCTGATAAGCAATTTAAAGGTGGTAGTTCAGAAAAAGTTTGCTACGATCACAAAAGAAACACTTATTCTAAATAAGTAATTAAACGAAAACCCAACCAGCCCTAGACTGATTGGGAGTTCTAACCAAGTAATAATGGAGGTTTATTAAATGGCTACATCAAATTCTACAGATAGTTGCATAGCTTGTAAATTCTTTATTACAGGTGGTCAACTTGGTTCTTGTCATAGATACCCACAATCCCTTACAAAAGCGCCTAGCGAATGGTGTGGTGAATTCATATTTGCTAATGTAGCAAGAACTAAAGATGAAGTTATGCCGCAACCCATTATTAATAACCTATTAGAATCTAAACCTATTCAAATTGAAACTAAACCTAAAAGGATTAAGAAATGATAAGACCCTTTGCAGACAAGATTTTAGTAAAGCCTATTGAGCGTGAAGCCAAGTCAACTATCCCTGGCTTTATATACAACGAAGAATATAATACAGGTGTAGTCGTAGCAGTAGGCCCTGGCAAAAAGATCAAAGAAGGCAAGTATGAGCCTGTTCATGTTAAAATAGGTGATAAGATTAGATTTGGAACTATGGGTAAAGATGAGTATCTTAAATTTCAACCTGTCATGGATAACGGTGAGAAGTTCTTACTAATGTCATGGCAAGATGTATGTTTTATAGAAGAAAGCGAGTAAAATTATGCCTTTAAAGAAATCAACAAGTCCTAAAGCGTTTACATCAAACATTAAGGCAGAGATTAAAGCAGGAAAACCACAGAAGCAAGCAGTTGCAATTGCCTATGCGGTGAAAAGAGAAGCAAAAAGCAAGAAAAAATAATCAATGGGCGAAAGCTATGGTTATAAGTTATTCCACTTTAATGTATGAGTAACTTCCATTTTGTCAGTAACCCACCATTTAACTAAAAGGAACTATCATGGCCATTAAGTTGGAACTTGAAATCAAAGAAGCAGAATTAGTAGTAGCAGGTCTATATAAACTTCCTATGGAAGTAGCAGAGCAAATCGTAGTAAAGATTAAAACTCAAGCTATTCCACAAATAGCAGAGCAACAAGAAGCGGTTAAAGCTAAAGAGGAAGTTAAGACAGACGAGCCTGCTCCAAATGCAGATTGAAAAACGTCAGTTATCGGAGCTAATTCCGTATATCAACAACTCTAGGAAGCATTCAGACGATCAAGTTACGCAAATAGCGGCTTCAATTAAAGAGTTTGGATGGACTAATCCTATATTAGTTGATGGTGATAATGGAATTATTGCAGGTCATGGTCGCATTATGGCGGCTAAAAAGCTAAACATGACGGAAGTTCCTGTCATTGAGTTAGCACATCTATCTAAAGAACAACGCAAAGCATTAATCATTGCGGACAATAAACTAGCCCTAAACTCCGATTGGGATTCAAACCTACTAGCTATTGAGTTAAAAGACCTACAAGACTTGGGCTTTGACTTAAACCTCACAGGTTTTGCCGATAAAGAACTAGCGGACATACTAAAACCTGACCAAGTTGAAGGCTTAACCGATGAAGATGCAATTCCTGATGCCCCTGAAGAGCCAAAAACAAAACCAGGCGACATTTACCAATTAGGTAACCATAGACTTATGTGTGGTGATAGCACAAGCATAGATGCTGTTGAAAAGCTATTAGATGGTCAAAGACCTGATATGGTTTTTACAGATCCACCTTATAATATAGATTATCAAGGCGTTAAAGATAAAAGAGATAAAATTAAAAATGACAAAATGTCAGATGAGGCTTTTAAAGATTTTTTAATACAGTCTTTATATAGCTGTGAAACCATGTATGTATGTTGTTCATGGCAATATGCTCATCTTTTTAAAGAAGCTATGGAAGCTTTAGGTAGGAAACCAAAAGCTATGATAGTTTGGGATAAAGTTAATCCTGCTCAACATTTAGATAAGTATTTTAAACAGCACGAACTAATATTTTATTACGGTGATTTTGGCGGACATAAAACTATTAGAGGCGATGTATGGACTTTAAAGAGACAAAGAAATACAGTTCATCCTACTATGAAACCGGTAGAACTAATAGAGTTGGCTTTGAATGACCAATCAGATAAAAAAATAATACTTGATTTATTTGGCGGTAGTGGTAGCACATTAGTAGCCTGTGAAAAATTAGGCAGACAAGCAAGATTAATGGAACTTGATCCCAAATATTGTGACGTAATAGTCAAAAGATGGGAAGATTTCACAGGTAAGAAAGCCGAGTTGTTAAGTGATTGATTTAGAACGTTTTCATATAAACACTTTTGGTCAATAAAAAGATGCTAGAACATATACCTACAGACAAAACTAAAGAGCAAGTATTAAGTGCTTCAGGGCTAGGATTGCCTCAACTGCAAATAGCTGCATTACTTGGCATATCTGATGTGACGCTACGCAAACATTATGAGAAAGAACTAGCGGTGGGCAAAGCAACTGCATCGGCTCAAGTAGCTAAATCTTTATATAACAAAGCTGTATCAGGTGACACTACTGCTGCAATATGGTGGACTAAAGCTCAAATGGGCTGGGGCGAAACCAATACCACTAAATTTGGTAATATTGACGGCACGCCACTTGAAGGCATACAGGTTACCTTTGTAAAGTCAGATGGATCAACAACAACTTAAAGATGCAATCGCCAGGGTTCAGTTTCCACAAAAACTAGAATGCTTATTTGAACCTAAAGAATCACGCTATCGAATATTATTTGGTGGCCGAGGCGGTGCAAAATCATGGGGAGTTGCAAGAGCATTATTAATTAAAGGTGCTAGAGTGCCAACTCGTGTATTGTGCGCTAGAGAGTTTATGACATCTATTAAAGACTCGGTGCATAAATTACTATCCGATCAAATAGATGATATGGGTTTAAATGGGTTCTATGAGATAACTCAAAACTCAATCAGAGGATTAAACGGCACAGAGTTTGCCTTTGTAGGATTAAAGAACAATATTGCCAATGTTAAGTCGTTTGAAGGTATAGATATTGCATGGGTAGAAGAAGCTCAAACCGTATCCAAGACTAGCTGGAATGTATTGATACCGACTATCCGTAAAGAGAAGTCAGAAATATGGATAACTTTTAACCCTGAATTAGAAACAGACGAAACCTATCAAAGATTTGTAGTTAATCCGCCTGACCAATCCGTTGTTCAGCGTATTAATTGGAACGATAACCCTTGGTTTCCTGAAACGCTACGATTAGAAAAAGATGCCCTAAAGAATAGGGACTTGCAAGCTTACAATAATGTATGGGAAGGCTTATGCCGACTCACCGTTGATGGCGCTATATTCGCTAATGAGATGAATATGGCGGAGCTATCAGGTAGAATCACAAGAGTGCCTTACGATGCCACAAAACCTGTTCATGCGGTCTTTGACTTGGGTTGGGCAGATCACACAGCTATATGGTTTGTGCAATTCATAGGCATGGAAACAAGATTGATTAGATATATGCAAGATACGCAAAAGACTATCACTCATTATTTAGCGGAAATGCAGAAGTTTGGGTATATATACGACACTTTACATTTACCACACGATGCCGAGAGTAAAAACATTGCGTCTAATGGCCGTTCTATTAATGACATAGTAAGAGCCGCAGGGTTTAAAACAAACATTTTACCTAGAGTTCCTGTTGTAGATTCTATAAACGCAGCACGAACCATATTCAATAGTTGCTATTTTGATAGAGAAAATTGCGAGGATGGGTTACAATGCTTGCGTCACTACCGATATGAAGTTGACGCTGACACAGGTCAATTTAGTCGAAATCCACTCCATGATGTATATTCGCATGGCGCTGACGCATTTCGCTATATAGGTTTAATGATCCAAGATAAAAAAGAACGTAAAGCTCAAAAATTAACTTATAGTCCTGGCGCAAGCTGGATGGGATAAAACATGGCAGAAGATAGCATACAAGCAATTGATAATGACCCACGCATAGCAGATGCGATTAAATTCCTACAGTTTGCTAACGAAGCAGACCAAAACAACAGATCAGAAGCTTTAGAAGATTTAAAGTTTGCAGCAGGTGACCAATGGCCTGTTGAAATTCAAAACAGTCGAGTATTAGAAGCTCGCCCATGTCTAACAGTAAACAAAGTTGACGCTTATTGCCGTCAGATCACCAATCAAATGCGCCAACAAAGACCACGCATTAAAGTGCATGGCATGAATAACGAATCAGATGCAAGAATGGCAGAAATTTTACAAGGTATATGCCGACACATTGAGAATCATTCCGATGCAGACCAAGCTTATGACAAAGCAGGTGATTTTGCAGTAAGAATGGGTTGGGGTTATTGGCGTGTCACTACAGACTATGTGCGTGACGATTCATTCGATCAAGAAATCTACATTAGAGCTATTGACAATCCTTTCACAGTTTACTTTGATCCTAACTCTGTTATGCCTGATGGATCAGACGCAGAAACAGTTTTAATTACTACAGTCGTATCAAAAGACAATTTCCGTAAAATGTATCCTAATGCTGAAACTGAACAAGGTTTCACAATGCGTGGCACAGGTGACACCAATCCTGAATGGGTTATGAAGGAAGATATTAGAATAGCTGAATACTTCTATACAGAACGCAAAGCTACTAAAGTTCATTTACTATCCGATGGTTCAAGCGTTAAGTCAGATGACTTACCACCTCAAGATGTATTAGACGCAGCAGGCATTACTATTGTTGAAACTCGTAATTCATTCGAGAAAAAGATTAAATGGTGCAAGCTTACTTCTATGGAAGTATTGGAAGAAGGTGAATGGGCAGGTAAATATATCCCTATCGTTCCTGTGTTTGGTCAAGAAACTGTGGTAGAGAACAAGAAGAAGAAATTTGGTATTGTTCGCATGGCTAAAGACCCACAAAGAATGTATAACTTTTGGCAAACATCACTTACCGAGTCAGTTGCATTAGCACCTAAAGCTAAATGGTTACTTGCTGAAGGTCAAGACGAAGGCCACGAGAATGAATGGGCTATGGCTAATATTAAATCTATGCCTGTTTTGCGTTATAAGCAAAAAGACATTGATGGTCAACCAGCGCCTCCTCCACAAAGATTACAACCTGAACCACCACCAGCTGGCATTATGGCTGCGGCTCAATCTATGACTACTGACTTAATGCAAGTTGTAGGTATATTTGACCCAGCTCAACTACCACAAGGCAATATTTCAGGTAAAGCATTACAAGGTCAGCAACAACAAGTTGATATGACTAACTTCCACTATTATGACAACTTAACTCGTTCTATCCGTCAAACAGGTCGCATTATTCTTGATCTAGTTCCAAAGATTTATGATAGAGAAAGAGTATTAAGAATTATTGGTGATGATGGAAAACCTGAAATTTTAACTATTAACCAATATGGCCAAGACGAAGAAGGTATTAGCAAGATTCTTAATGATGTAACCGTAGGCGAGTATGATGTTGTTATGGATACAGGCCCAGGCTACAATTCTAAACGTCAAGAAGCAGTTGAGTCTATGATGGCTCTATTTGCAGCAGATCCTAGCTTAATCCAACAAGCAGGTGATCTATTAGTTAGAAACATGGATTTCCCAGGCGCAGAAACTATTGCTGATAGGTTAGCCGTCAATAACCCATTGGCTAAAGTTGACGATAAGTCTAAAGTGCCACCAAGAGTTCAAATGCAACTCCAACAACTTCAAACACAAAACCAACAATCACAACAAGCTATTCAACAGCTTCAAATGGTTATCCAACAACGTCAAGACATCGAAGGTGTTAAACAAGATGCAGAAACCAAACGTAAACTTATGGATGTCACAGCTAAAGCGCATGATACTGAATTGCGTGAAGAGAATCGTAAACGTGACACAGACGTTGATAACAGCACTAAAATTGAAGTTGAACATCTTAAAGCGCAAGTAGCGATCCTATTAGCAAGAATGGATCACGAGCAAGCACACCTCGCAAATCAAGAAACCACTGAAAGGGCAATATAATGGCATTAGTAACAGGATCAACGAAAGCAAAACATGATGAAGAATTTATGCGCAAACAATCAGGAAGGGCTGAAGATAAAGTTGTTGGTGTTATGCCAAAAACTCATTCATCTAAAAAAGAAATTGACATTGGCGAAGGAAGATATATTCACAGACATGGCCATGATGTAAATGGTAATCATTCTGTTTGGGTAGCTCAAGGATCAGGTAGAGCTAGAAAAATTCAAACTGTTCAAAATTTACCAACGGTTCATAAAACTGCTCCTGAATTAACAGAAGCTGGTATTAAAGAAATTCATAGTTACGCAGACAAGTATCATAAAGACGAAGATTGATTTAAAAGTAGTTTTGTAGTATAAAGCAACAATCTACCAATGGAATCATTGGGTAAAAATCTTGGAGTCATCCATGTCAGAAAAAGAAGCAGGAAGTGTAGTAACTTCTGCCAACGCAGAAGAGTTTTATGCAAACAGATTGGGTTTAGCTGAAGAAGCACCTGTTGAGGCTGTAGAAGAAAAATCCGCAGAGCCAACAGAGGAAGCAAACGATCAGAGTGAACAGCCAACTGAAGAAATAGAAACAAAAGCAACAGAAGAGAAGAAACAAAACCCCAAGCTTGAGAAAAGATTTTCAGAACTAACAAAGCAACGTGAAGAAGCTCGCAAAGAAGCGGCTAAAGAACGTGAAGCTCGTGAGTCTTTAGAAAGTCGTATTAAAGAGCTAGAAGGAAGAGCTGAACCAAAACCTGTAGAAGAAAACGTTAAGCCTTCGCCAAGTCAGTTTAATGATGCGTTTGAATACGCTGAAGCATTAGCTGAATGGTCGGCAGAAAATGCCCTTTTGAATAGAGATAAAGCTGAAGCTGAACGAAAGGTTCAAGATGAACGATCAAAAGTCATTAAATCTTGGAATGATCGATTAGTTAATGTTAAGGCGGATTTACCTGATTATGATGAAATGATTGCCTCGGCAGCTGACATAACTGTCAACGATGCCATAAGAGATGCAATGTTAGAGTCCGAACAAGGGCCTAGAATACTTTATCATTTAGCAGAAAATCCTGAGCTGGCAGAAAAGCTAAATACTCTATCAACAGTGAGCGCCCTTCGAGAAATTGGAAAGTTAGAAGCGAAGTTTGAGGCTAGTGAAACACCTAAAGATGCCAAGACTGACGCTGAAACTAAACCTTCTATTGCACGCAGCAAAGCACCTGCACCAATTAGTCCTATAAAGACGAGTTCAGCAGTTGCCGATGTTGGAGTAGGGTCAGATGGTGAATTCCATGGCACTTATCAACAATGGCGTGAATCTCGCAAAGCAGGAAAAATTAGGTAGCAGGATATTAAACTCTTTAAATAAGGAAATATCATGGCTAATAACCTACTAACCATTAGCAAGATCACCAACGAAGCGTTGATGGTTTTGGAAAATGAATTAACATTTACTTCAGAAGTTGATCGTAACTACGATGACCAATTCGCTGTTGTAGGTGCAAAAATCGGTAACACTGTAAACGTTCGCAGACCTGGTCGTTTCATCGGAACAACAGGCCCAGCATTAAACGTCGAAGATTTCAATGAAACTTCAGTTCCTGTTACATTATCAACACAGTTCCACGTTGACACACAGTTTACAACTCAAGACCTAGCATTATCTTTAGATATGTTTAGCGACAGAGTTCTTAAACCAGCTGTTGCAGCGATTGCGAACAAGATTGACCGTGACGGTCTTACAACTGCTAAAAACAACACAGCAAATATCGTTGGCACAGCAGGTGTAGCTCCTACAGGTTTAATCACTTACTTATCAGGCCAAGCATATCTTGATTCTGAAGGCGCTCCAAGAGATGGCCGCAGATCATGTATCGTTGAGCCATTTACATCTGCAACTATTGTTGACAGCTTAAAAGGTCTTTTCAATCCAACAGCGGCTGTTTCTGCTCAATACACTAAAGGTTTAATGGGTCGTGATTCAGGCGGTATGAATTGGAAATTAGATCAAAACGTTGTTTCACAAACTTTTGGTTCTTATGCAACTGCTACATTAGCTTGTGCTACTACAACAGCTACAGGTTTCTTAACAAGTGGTTGGGCTTCAACTTCAACTATTGCTTTAACAGCTACTACAGCTACAGCAGGTTTGAAACAAGGTGACGTGATTACTATTGCAAACGTTTATGCAACTAATCCACAAAATCGTCAATCTTACGGCAAACTTCGTAACTTTGTTGTTACTGCTGACGTTACTGTTGCTACATCAGGCACAACTGCTGTGACTGTATCACCTGCTGTTATTTCAGGCGGTCAGTTCCAAAATGTGTCTATCTTATCAACTTCTGCAACTGCTGTTGTTACACCATTCAACAACACAGGTATTGTTTCACCACAAAATATCATTATGCACAGAAATGCGTTTACATTAGCAGTAGCTGATCTTGAGCTACCTGATGGTGTTCACTTCGCTGGTCGTGCATCTGATAAAGAAATTGGTTTATCAATGCGTGTTGTTCGTCAATACACAATCAACAACGATAGTATCCCTACTCGTTTAGACGTATTGTATGGTTGGGCGCCGCTCTACCCAGAGTTAGCTTGCCGAGTAGCAGCATAAGTAATGTAACGGTTAGGGGATGTAAAAGTCCCCTATATTAAACAAACAAAAAGGAAAATATTATGGCTACTTCAAATCCAGGCCCAGCAATAACCCAAGGCGGACACCCACAAGTATTAGGCACTAATCAAGCAGTAAGATTATTAGCAGTTGCTACAGGTGTAAACGCTAACGCAACAGGTGATACAGTTTTACCTATCATCGATTCATCTTCATACTCTGTTAAATTTGTTGTTGCAACTAATGCTTCAGTAAGTTTAAGTTCAGCTGCCGCAGGTGTATTTACTGCACCGTCAGCAGGTGGAACAGCAATTGTGTCTAATGCAGCTTTATCTGCATTAACAGGCTCAACTGTTGTATCAGAAAGAACTGTTGCTTCTACAGCTGCTCAAACAGGTCAAAACTTATATGTAAACGTTGGAACTGCACAAGGTGCGGCTGCAACATTTGACATTTATGTTTATGGCTATGACTTCACAGCTCTATAAGCAATTAAAGTAATAAGAGAAGAAGCCATTAAATTTCTAATGGCTTTTTTTCCATATATAGTATAATTAACCAATCTAGTTTCTAGATTTCTTTGCAAAGGAAAAATCATGTCAAAAACAACCATTAGTCTTGGCAATATATTAGCTCATACAATTGTTCAAGTCACATTACCAAGCACAACATTCTCAACAACAACAACTGAAGTTACAATTTCTGTTCCTGGCGTTAAATCAACAGACAAAATTCAAGCTCAAGTTGATGCTGCAATGACTGTTGGTGTTGGTATAGCTAACGTTTACACAGCAGCCGATAATGCAATTATTCTTCGTTTGTTTAATTTAACAGGCACATCAGTAACACAAGCAGCTGCAACATTATTGTTAAGTATTAAATCTTGTGAAGATAGCCCTATTCCTTCTTCAGTAGTATAAGGAAAACATTATGTCTAATACCACAGTTTTAAGAACAGCAGGAAAAACTACACTTATTGCAGTTACAGCTACATCATCTACCTCGCTTACTATTAGTTCTAGCACTAACGATCAAGTTAATTTTGCTACATTTTTAAATGTTGGCGCTAAAGCTTGTGCTGTTACTGTATCTAATTTAGCAACTGCTCCAGCTGCGGTATTTCCAACAGCAGGCACTCCAGGTGATTTTGTATTACCAGCAAGCATGACTTATCCAATAACGTTAGCTGTTCCAGCAGCGCCATTTCAAGTTACTGCAATTTGCGGTGGATCAGATACAACTACGTTATATGTAACTCCTGTTGCTGACCAATAATATTAAGGAAATAAAATGACTAGTCCTGCTCAATCAGCGGTTCAAAACTTATTGCCCGTTCAGGCATATTTTGACGCACAAGATAACTTTGTAACGTTTATTGGGCAGAACAAGCCATTCTACGCATCAGCAAATCCTGACCAATCAGGTGTAAATATCACAAACAGCACAATTAATAGCACAACTATTGGTGCGACTACACCATCAACAGGTGTATTTACTGATATAAAAACTACAACAGGCACAATTTCAACAACACCTTCTGCGGCTACTGATATTGCTAATAAACAATATGTAGATTACGCATTATTAGGCATTTCATGGAAAGAACCAGCAAGAGCCGCTACAACAACTAACATTACGCTTTCAGGCGCACAAACAATTGACACCGTTGCCGTTGTTGCAGGTGACATAGTTTTAGTTAAAAACCAAACAAATACAGCACAAAACGGTATCTATCAAGTTCAAACAGGTGCATGGACTTACGCTATTGGCTCTACAACTTGGGCGCAATATATTGGTGCGGTTATTTATATAGTAGCGGGTGGTCAAGCGACTGCTGCGTTCTATACAACAGCTCAACCAGGTGGCACATTAGGTGTTACCGCAATGAATTGGTATAACCTTTCATTCTCATCAAGCTATACAGCAGGCACAGGCCTTACTTTAACAGGCACACAATTTTCTATTACAAACACAGGCGTTACAGCTGCTTCAGTAGGTTCTGCAAGCAAGACTTTAACAGCCACAGTTAATGCACAAGGTCAATTAACAGCTTTAGCCGATACAAACATAGCTATTGCAGGATCACAGATTACAAGTGGAACAATTGGTTCAGCATACCTCACAGGCTCTTATACAGGCATCACAGGCGTTGGAACATTAACGGCTGGCACTTGGACTGCTTCAACTATTGGCGTGGCTTACGGTGGCACAGGTGCAACGACATTGACAGGTTATGTAAAAGGTAGCGGAACGGCTGCATTTACTGCATCAGCTTTAATTCCTACAACAGATTTAAGCGGAACAATTACAAACGCTCAATTAGCTAACAGTTCTATTACAATTAACGGAAATTCTGTCAGTTTAGGCGGATCAACTACAGTTACTGCGACTGCATCTAATGCGCTTACTATTGGATCAGGTTTAAGTGGCACAAGCTATAACGGATCAGCTGCGGTTACGATTGCAATTGATTCAACAGTCGCTACATTAGCAGGCACACAAACATTAACTAATAAATCAATTAGCGGATCAACTAATATTTTAACTAATATCCCTAATAGTGCATTAACTAACTCATCTATTACTTTTGGCGCAACATCTGTCAGTTTAGGTGCAACAGTTTCAGGTTTCAATGCGGTATCTATCGGTGCAACAACGGCTTCAACAGGTGCGTTTACTTACATATCAACAAGTAGCTCTACAAGCACAACACCTGTATTAAGTTTTAATGCTTCTAATTCACCTTATGCAGCTGGCGCAACTATTTCAGGTAGTTATTTGCAAGCTGTATTACAAAACAAATCAGCTACAGCAGGTGCTTCTACAAACTATGTATTAAGTAACGATTTAGGCACAGATTCAGCGTATTACGGTGAGTTTGGTATGAATTCATCTGTATTCACCGCTTCAGGCACTTTTGCAGATTTCTATTCTATTAATAACGGCATTTACTTTTCAGGTCACGATGGTGATTTAAGCGTTGGATCAGGCAACGGATATAAATTATATTTAACATGGGGAACAACAGGTCAATCAGCTCACGTTATTAACGCATCAGGCGCTATTGGACTATCAACTAATTTAGGAACAACCGCTGCAACCACAGGAACGTCAGGATTTGGAACAAGCGGTCAAGTATTAACTTCTGCTGGTTCAAGTGCTGCACCTACATGGACTACAATCACTTCAGGTGTAAGTATTACAGACGATACAACAACTAACTCTACTCGTTATCCACTATTTACTACAGTAACCACAGGTAACGTAACAACTGAATATGTAAGTTCTACTAAATACCAATTTAACCCAAGCACAGGCATCTTAACTGCAACAGGCTTTGCTGGCGCTTTAAATGGCTCTGTAGGAGCTACAACGCCAAGCACAGGTGCATTTACAACATTATCTGCAAATAGCACAACAACAATTAGTGGTGCTTCAACATTTAGTGCAACAGCTACATTTAACGGATCAACAAGCACATTAGCAGCCGTATTTGCAAACGCAGCAGAAACAACAACTATATCTGCAACTGCTGCAACAGGCACTATTAACTACGATGTAACCACTCAATCAGTTATTTACTACACATCTAATGCGTCAGCCAATTGGACTGTAAACTTTAGAGCATCAAGTGGCACATCATTAAATACAGCTATGGCAACAGGTCAATCAGTTACAGTTGTATTTTTAGTAACTCAAGGCACAACAGCTTACTATAACAACGCAATTACAATTGACGGAAACTCTGTCACACCTAAATATCAAGGTGGCACAGCATGGTCAAGTGGTAACGCTTCAGGTATAGACGCTTATTCTTATACTATTGTAAAAACAGCATCAACACCAACATATTCTGTATTTGTATCACAAATTCAATTTAAATAGGAATTAATTATGCCATTATTATCAAGATTAGCTGTAACCGCAGCTAAAGGTTATGGAATGTTAGGTAAAAAACCATATACAGGTCTTATTTCTTATCTTGTTGTAGCTGGTGGTGGAGGCGGTGGTGTTGGTGGAGCTAGAGGTGGAGCTGGTGGTGGTGCTGGTGGTCTTTTAACATCTACAGCAACATTATCTTTACTTACTACTTACACAATTACTGTAGGTGCTGGTGGAGCAGGTGGCACAGGTGGGCAAGTTACTCCTTCAGGTAGTAATTCAGTTATTTCAGGAACAGGTCTTACAACTATTACTTCTACAGGTGGTGGAGGTGGTGGTAATGAGTCAGGTGCAAATGGTCAAAATGGTGGCTCTGGTGGCGGTGGTGCAGGTGCTACTAATGGATTTTCAGCAGGTACTGGAACATCAGGACAAGGTAACAATGGCGGTGCAGGACAAAGTTTAAGTGCAAGTAATTCTGCTGCTGGTGGCGGAGGTGGTGCTGGTGCTGCAGGAACAGCATCTAGTACTGGAGTTGCAGGTGCAGGTGGTGTAGGCTTAACTTCAAGTATTTCAGGTTCATCAGTTTATTATGCTGGTGGCGGAGGCGGTTCTGTATATACAGGAACTTCTGCAAGTGGAGGACTTGGTGGCGGAGGTGCTGGTGGAAGTGCAACAGGTGTGGCTGGAACAGCAAACACAGGTGGAGGCGGTGGCGGTGGAGCTACCAATGTAAGCGTAGCAGGCGGTTCAGGCATAGTCATCATATCTATTGCTACAAGTGAGTATTCAGGTACAACTACAGGAAGCCCTACTGTAACAACATCAGGTGCTAACACTATAATTAAATTTACAGGCACAGGTACTTATACTGCTTAATAGGAGATATACATGGCACATTTTGCTAGATTAGAAAACAATAAAGTAGTTCAAGTAATCGTGGTAAGTAACCAAGATATTCTTGATGAAAATGGACAAGAATCAGAACAAAAAGGTATTGATTTTTGCTCTAATCTTTTAAGCGGAACATGGATTCAAACATCTTACAATGGTAAGATTCGTAAGAATTATGCAGGCTTTAATTATATTTATGATGAAACATTAGATGCTTTTATACCACCTAAACCTTTTGCGTCATGGATATTAGATACAGACAAAGCACAATGGAAAGCACCTGTAGATTATCCTACAGACGAAGGTCGTTTTACATGGAATGAAGAAACAAAATCTTGGGATGCAATACCTGAATGATGAACGATATTAACCCAGTATCCTATGGCAAACTCATAGGCAAGGTAGAATCTTTAGAACATAAAGTAGAAAGCCTTGAAAAAGACATAAAAGAACTATTAGAGCTTGCCAACAAAGGTCGTGGTGGTATGTGGGCTGGCATGATGATCGTATCTGCTATGGGCGGATTTATCGGATATATTAGTCATACGTTTCTAGGAAAATAAAATGAAAGTATTAACCTATATTACAATATTACTTGTTTTATGGGTTTTGTTACTAGAATATCCTTATGCTCAGGAACAGATTAAAGAAATGAGCATGAAAACAGAAACAGGTGAAATTGTACTTACTAGCCAAGAGTGCATCTTTAAAAAGATGGGATTACAAGGGTATGATTACGCAGCTTATGCTACCGAATCAGGCCATGCTAACCATGAAGGATGCTGGAAGTCTGATAGCTACGAAGGCAAGCATGCAGTCTATATATACTTTCCAGAAATAAACCAAACAGCAGTATTTGATGCTAAATTATTTCAACCGAAAGCAAGTGTTTAATGTGGATAACCGAAGATTCTATCGCAGCTTTATATACCGCATTTATACAAATAGAACCCTTTGCATCTATGCCATTTCCACCTGCCAAGCGTGTAGAATTTGTGGTATGTAATAACCCTGATCTATACGGTCAATACGAACCAGAACCACACACAATAACAATCTCACTAGGTAAATGTAGTCATTTAGATACTGTTATAAAGACGCTTCTACATGAGATGATTCACCAAATCATTTATATCAAATATCCTAAATCAGAAATATATCTATCACATAAAGGCGAATTTAAACGTATGCAACATAAAGTTGCTAAACAATTTGGATTTGATCCGTTAGAGCTATGAAAATACTAGAAAAACTTAAAGAATTATTTGCTAAAGGCCCTACAAAGCCTAAACCTAAAACTGACACACCTGAATTACATCATCACAATCATGGGAGTTCAACAACATAATGGGTAGCTTAATCTCACTTATATTACCAGCATTAGTTCCTGCATTTACAGATGGCGTTAGAGGTATCTTTGCCAAACTAACAGGCGGAGCTGGTGGCCAACCACAAAACATGCAAGAACGCATATCTCTTATACAAGCTGAAACAGAACGCTTAAAAGCATTAGCTCAATTAGACACACCTAATGGCGAACCTTCTAAATGGATTATTGATCTTAGGGCTTGCTATAGATACGTTATCGTATCATTCATACTAATTGCCACTATCTTTGTTATCTACTCACCTAGCGTTTCTGTAGCAGTCGTAAGCGTATTCCTAGATATGACAGGTGCTTGTATGAGCTTTATCATTGGCGAAAGAATGTACTTAGCTATAAAGAAATGAAACTTAGATTAGAGAGGTTTGAATATGGAAGCACTTATACTATCGGCAAATTCTACATTGATGGTGTTTATCATAGTTTTTCTTTAGAGGATGTCGTAAGAAAAGGGGAAAAGGTAAATGGACAAACAGCTATTCCAACTGGCACTTACCCTGTCATTATTGATCTTTCTACTCGTTTTGGTAAGCAACTTCCCCATGTATTAAGTGTACCTGGCTTTGAAGGTATAAGGATTCATCCTGGCAATACATCTAAAGACACAGAGGGATGTATTTTACTTGGCACAGCATGGACAGGTGGAGATTTTATAACCAATTCTAAAGTAGCTTTTAATACTTTCTTTGACAAACTAAAGGAAGTAAAAACTGCCACATTACTTGTATGTTAGATTATTTACTTTGTAGTTTGCTTTGTGCAATAGATCATTTAAAGTATGTTATTGCAATATTCATGGTTTTTCTAATATATAATAAGGCATGAATAAAACATGCAAAATATGCTTGACAGAAAAAAATACATCTGAATTTTATTATGGCACATTAACTTGTAAACCATGTTATAACAAAAAATCTATAGCATGGACTAAAGCTAATCCTGATAAAGTTAAAGCAATAAGAAGAAAAACCAAACTTAAAGAAAAATATGGTATTTCAGTAGAAGATTATGATAAGATGTGTACAGAGCAAAATGGTGTCTGTTATATTTGTCATAAAGAACATTTACGCAGACCATTAAATGTAGATCATTGTCATAAAACAAAAAAAGTAAGAAAATTACTTTGTGATAAATGTAATATGGCATTAGGTTTATTAGATGACTCCATTGAGCTTTTAGATAGATTACAAAAATATTTAAAAGAACATCATTAAGGGGAATATCATCAAAATTCTATTATTAGATATTGAATGTGCGCCAAATTTAGCAACAGTTTGGGGAATCTGGCAACAAAACGTAGCTCTTAATCAACTCCTAGAATCATCCTACACCTTATGCTATGCAGCTAAATGGTATGGCAATTCAAAAATCATGTTTGACTCTATATACAAAACAGATCGCAAAACAATGCTTAAAAGCATACATAACCTTATAGAAGAAGCAGATGTAGTAGTTCATTATAATGGTTTAAGATTTGATATGCCAATGCTTAACAAAGAGTTCCTAGAAGCTAAAATGCAACCACCAAGCCCTGTAAAACATATTGACTTATTAAGGGTAGTAAAAAGTAACTTTAGATTTGTTTCTAATAAACTAGATTATGTATCACAGCGTTTAGGTCTTGGTAAGAAAACAGCACACGAAGGTCACGAGCTATGGCTGAAGGTTATGAACAATGATCGTGCAGCTTGGAAACGTATGGAAGAATATAATAAGAATGACGTAGTGCTGCTTGAAAAGCTGTATGACAGACTTAAAGGCTGGGTAAAACAACATCCTAATCACAACGCATATTCTACAAATACTTGCTGTCCAAATTGCGGTTCACGCAAATTACACAAACGTGGTGAAGTCAGATCAAGAGTATCTATATTTCAACGCTATCAATGTGTTGATTGCGGTGCTTGGGCTAGGGCTTCTAAATCTGAAAAAATTGGTAAAGATTCTCTAGTAAACATCTAAGGGTTAATATGGCAATCACAGCACAACAAATATGCGATCACCTTGTAGGCAAAACTGTTGTGTCAGCCGAATTAGACTATGGCGATAATATTATTATCTTAGAACTTTCAGATTCATCATACATAGAAATAAGTGGCGAAGAACTATCTATATACGCTGAACTTAATCA